CTGATTTGTGGCGACTGCACCGACAGGGCGGTGGTGGAGAAAGTGATGGGGGGCGAGAATGGATTGGTCTTTACTGACCCGCCTTATGGAATTTCGGTCGTTACAGGCGGAAAAGTTGGAGGCGGTGGTGACCCCAAATTTGGTAAAGTAGGGGGGGGAAATTGGGTTGATAGCCATAATTACCACCCGATTGAAGGCGACGAGACAACAGAGACGGCACAGAAATTTTACTCAACCTGTAAAGAATATGGATTCACAGATTTCATTATTTGGGGCGGAAACTATTTTACAGACTTTTTACCAACATCAAGATGTTGGCTCGTTTGGGATAAACAAAATACTGGAAACTTCGCCGACGTTGAATTGGCGTGGACTTCATTTGACAAGGGCGCAAAGAAGTATGAGTGGCTATGGAACGGATTGTCGCGTAAAGGCGAACGGAGCGACGAGCTTGTAAGTCGTGTTCATCCGACACAAAAGCCAGTTGGTCTTCACAAGTTGATTATGCAAGATTTTGAGAGCGAGATTGTTTTTGATGGTTTTCTCGGCTCAGGCACGACCCTCATTGCATGCGAACGATTGAACCGCAAATGCAGGGCGATTGAAATAAGTCCAGCGTATGTCAGTGTGGCGCTCCAGCGCTGGGCTGACCTGACCGGCAGGACGCCGGAACTCATACAGTGAGGAAACAGAGAAGTGGCAAACGAAGGCAACCTGTTACCTTTTCGCAAAGGTGACCCCCGCATCAACCGCAAAGGGCGACCAAAGACCTTTGACAAACTGCGCTCACTGGCGCAGATGATCGCGGTTGAGGACGGTATCACGACTGACGAGGCTATCCTCTCCAACGTGGAGGTGATACTGCGCGGGATGATGAAGGCTGACCCGAAGCTGTTTTTGGAGATCGCTTACGGCAAGGTGCCGAACCCGATTGAGTTATCGGGGAAGGGTGGCGAGGTAGTAAAGATCAACGTGAATATCAAGGACGATGAAAAGTTATGAGATCAACGTAGACGCGGATGTATTTAATTCCGCCTACGTTCCGCACCTTAATAATTTCACACGAACACAGATAATCTATGGCGGGGCATCTTCCGGTAAGTCGTGGTTTATTGCAGAGCGCGCGGTCATTGACGTTGCGCGGGGTGGTAGGAATTACCTCATTTGTCGGCAAGTAGCGAGGACTATCAAAACCAGCGTGTTTGCACAAGTTGTGAGAATAATCAGGGAGTGGGGGCTGTTAGATATTTTCACAATCAACAAAAGCGATTATGTGATTACTTGCGCTAACGGCTACCAGATGATTTTCGTAGGGCTTGACGATGTAGAGAAAATCAAATCCATCGTTCCGGCAAAAGGCGCGTGGACTGACATCTGGCTCGAAGAGGCAACCGAAACGGACAGGGCATCTGTTAAGCAGTTGGAGAAGCGGCAGCGAGGCGGTGATGAATCTACACCGAAGCGCATGACGTTATCGTTCAATCCTATACTCCAGACGCATTGGATTTATGATGATTATTTCAAGGGAATTTCATGGGTTGACGACCAGACCGAGTACAAGAGCGATAACCTATCCGTTCTCAAGACGTGGTATATCCATAACCGCTTTCTCACTCCTGACGATATCCGCGACCTGGAGAACGAGACCGACCCGTATTATCACAGCGTTTACACGCTCGGAAATTGGGGCGTGCTTGGTCATGTCATATTCAACAATTGGCGCGTTGAGGATTTGAGCGAGATGCGCGACCAGTTCACGAACAGGCGGGTAGGGTTAGATTTTGGCTTTTCGAGTGACCCGGCAGCGGTGGTGCTGACACACTACGACAGGACGCGAAACAAGATTTATGTGTTCGATGAAATTTATCAGACCGGATTGACGAATGACGAACTGGCGATTGAGGTATCAAGGCTGACGGGTGACATGGTAACTTGTGATAGCGCAGAGCCGAAGAGTATACAGGAATTGAACAGATACGGTGTTCACGCGGTAGGGGCAAAGAAGGGCAAGGATTCTGTTAACTTCGGTATTGACTGGCTGAAAAGGCAGGAGATCATCATAGACGCGGGATGTATCAACATGCGGAATGAGTTATCGCAGTACAAGTGGAAAGAGGACGCGGGCGGGAACGCGCTAAAGATTCCGGTGGATAGGAATAACCACCTGATAGACGCGCTCCGGTATGCGTATGAGAATGACATGGAGGGCTTTAGTCCTCGCAGCGTTATCGCATTCGCGGGATAGGAGCAACAATGGGAATATTTGACAAGATCATAACAAGGCTCGGTTACTACAAAGCGCCGCCGGAAATGGCGAAGTGGCTACTCAACACGGCGGACATTGAATCGTTGTCCTATCCGCAATACACCGACAACCGGAATAAAATCTCTTACTTCCAGCGCGTCTCGTGGGTGAATATCGCCGTTGATAAAGTAGCGACGATTGGCAGCGGTGCAAAATGGAACGTGAAGCGGCGCGAGGGGGAGCAGACTGTTGACATCCCGAACCACGAATTTGAGCGATTGATGGACGCTCCGAACCCGACCATGAGCCGGTCTGATTTGATTTACGCTACCCTTGCGTATATGTCAGTGTGCAATACCGCTTACTGGTGGATAAACTACGGGACGAACAAAAAGCCTGTGGAGTTGTGGCTTATCCCGACCAATCAGATATCGCCTATTCCAGACGGCAAGCTGTACCTCAAGGGGTACGAATACGATCCGGGTGACGGGTCGCCTCTCACGCTTGACGTGAACGAGGTGATCGCGTTCAACGGATTTAACCCCGACTCAATGTTTACAGGGATGAGCAACCTTGACCCGCTCCGCACCATTATGGACTCTGATATAGGAATGCAGAACTGGAATAAAAAGTTATTTGTCAGAAGCAACGGACGCTTGCCCGGGATCCTCGCATTCGCTGACCCTATACCGGATGATGATTGGTCGCTTATCCAGCAGGACGTTGACAAGGCGTCGGCCATGCGCAACTTTATGATGCTCCGCAATGTCAAGGCGGGCGGGGTGCAGTGGTTACAGGCCACAGCCTCACAGAAGGATATGGAATTTCTGAACTCACGGCTTGCCAATAGGGACGAGATTTACTCGGCAATCGCGCCAGGCTTGTCGTCTATGCTATCCGTGAACGCAACAGAAGCGAACGCACGCATCGGTAAGGCGACCCTTATTGATTTCAAGGTTTATCCGATGTTACAGAAAATTGCTTCTGTGCTGACTACGAAGATCATGCCCGCTTATGGCGCGGAGTTTATCATCGAGCCAGAAGACATCCGGGTAACTGATAAGCTATTGCGATTGCAGGAAATGGCGGAGTATTCCCGGACACACACCATTGACGAGGTGAGGGCTGAATACTGGCAGGATGACCCGCTGGGCAACTCAACGGGGTCGCTCCTGGTCGCGGCCGCGCAATCACCCGCGCTGCCTATGCTATCAGATCCGGAAACGCCGGAAGAGCCGTATGAGGCTGGTAACGCATCGCTTGACGTGACGGCTGAATTTGACGCGGTAAACGCAAAGGACATGCGCCCAGCGTTATTGGAGCTGGAGAAGTGGGAACGGAAGTCAAAGAAGGCGGGCAAGGTCGCGGAGTTTACTGCCTACAACATCCCGGCTGAAATTGTGGACGCTATCACGGGCGGAGCGACATTTGACAAGGCGCGTGAAATGCTGACGGTCAAAGAGGATGATATTGACAAAGTGATAAGGATGCTTGAATTGAACCTCAAGGCAGTGGGGAATGACTGACGGATACCTGGCAATCGTAACCGCTATCAAATGGCTTGCAACGCGGGGGGTAGATGTTACTCCGTACCTTGATAAGATACTTGAAGTCATCGGTGAGAAGTCGGTGCTAAATGATGTATTCAATCACGACTATAAACAGCGCGGGGTAAACGTGAGGGTTGATTTTCTCCCGAATTATGGACATAGGAAACAATCAGCAACGAGGGACGCGCGAGAGCCTAAATTATTAGAGAAGCTGAAACTTGAGCGATGGTTGCAGGACATATTCACGCGCAGGCTGAAGGAACAGTTACGGGCGCTCGAAGAATCCTATAAAATTGCAAAGCCGAAGAAATTACCACCCGCGAGAAATGAACCATCGTTCATAAGCGAGATAATATCAGCATTGCTTACTGGAGTATCAGACGGCATTGATTTATTCTCTGAATCCGTAACGATGGGTTTTGATTTTGGAGCGGCGAATGAGTACGCTGCTAAATGGGTAGAAGAATACGCATTCGACCTGATAAAAGGGATTGATGAAACATCTCTTGAGGTTGTGCGACGGGCAATCGGTGGTTTTGTCGATGAGGTTGGGTACACAATCGGTGACGTGATCGACCTTATAGAACCTTATTTTGGGGATGTAAGAGCCTCAATGATAGCGGTGACTGAAACAACGCGGGCATTTGCAAACGGACAGCGAATAGCAGCCGAAGAATTGCAAAAAGAATTTCCAGACGTGCAGATTTATAAGACATGGTTTACCAACAATGATGATCGGGTATGTGATATATGCGGTCCAATGGACGGGGAAGAAGTACCAATGAATGAGCCGTTTTCAAGTGGCGATATGGAGCCTCCGGCGCATGTAAATTGCCGATGCTGGATTGAATACAATACGAGGTTAGAATGACAACCGATAACAGCGTATCCATTGAGGTAAAGGGTCTAAAAGAAATTGACGCTAAACTAAACAAACTCGGTAAGTCGCTTAATAAATACGCGCAGCAGGGAATGATACAAGCGAGTAAGGACATCCTCAAAACTGAAGGATTGCAGAAATACCCGCCTGCTACGGACGCGAACAGACCGCCTACCCCGTGGTATTTGCGCGGAGTTGGAACGCAGTATAAGAACCGGAACGATGGTAGATCTGAGCGCTACGGTACACAATGGCATACAGACAAAGTATCTTGGGGCGCGAAAGTTGGAAACAGGGCAAGCTATGCCATTTATGTGGGTGGTGATAAGCAACCTGGACACATGGCGGCGAAGGGCTGGCGTAAACTCGTTGACGTGGTAAAGGAAAAGCAACCGAAAATCAAAAGCGCGCTGGATGCCTGGATAAAGAAAGCGATGAAGGACGCAGGACTAAAATGAACGATGTAATCAAAACATTCGAGGACTTAACCGCGAGGGACATCGCGCTGTATTGCTGGGTAGAGTTACAGCACGAAGGCAAACCGAGATTCATTCGCGGGCGCAAGCGCACAATGGACGAGAGCATTGTCCTGTGCGGCGGCGATATAAAGCGATATCTCAACTACGTCAATGATTATGAAAAAATGTCCTAAAATGACCAATTGATTTATGGAGGTATTGCCCTTACGATATTACTAACTGAATAGATCACGGGAACGTCAGAGGCTATCACATAGCGGCGTTCTGTGAGAGTAG